CGTTCTTGGCGCGCGGCCGGATGACGTTATCATCCGCATGTGGATCAGAAGGCCATGCCCGCCCTACACGTTAGGAATCGGGTTTAGCAGGAAATGGGGTTCCGACTCGAAATGGGGTTTGAGGCTGACGGACTCGGGTTGCTTGTCGAGTCGGCGGCTTGGTCGCTTGTGCTGGGAGCACGGCCGGTCGCGCGCGCTGGGTGTGATAGCGCGCGGCAGCAAGCGGAGGCGGGGGGCGCAAGTCCCCCGTCCCGTTCACCATCCGAACAGGTTCTACGTCTTGTGCCTCCGTATGTTGGTGGAGGGAGCGGGCACCATGCCCGCTCCCAGTAGGGTCACTTCCAGCGGTTCCCGGCCGGGATCGACTGGAAGAGGGTCCGAACCCCCTTCGGCCCGGCCTTCCCCGTCCACCCGGACGGGGCGGAGTCCATCGACACCTCGATGGTGCCGATGTCGGGGGCGGCGATCCTCGTGCGGAGATCGCCGCGCGCCTCGCCGCGCCGGGCGGCGAGAAGGTAGTTGATGAGCCGCCGACCCTTGGTCAGCGTCTCGCTGTCCGCGCCACGGCTCTCGCCGAGAACGCGCACCGCGTAATCGCACGCGGCGCGGAGGGAAGCGGCGCGCGCCTCGGCGCGCCGCCCCTCGGTGATGATGGTGACGTAGTAGGTGTGTGCGTGCATGTTGTGCCTCCTATCAGGGCAGCAGATTGAGGTTCGATAGGTGGAACCAGCCCCACGCAAGCGCGAGGCTGATCCCGATGACTTCCCAGCGCACGATTACCCGCCGTTGGGGGTGAACTGAATGAAGTCGCAGCGGTTCCCCGCACGGACCCAGAGGGTCATGCGCGGCGCGTTGGTCGCGCGCCGCAGGGACTCGAACGCGGCGTTCGCCGCGAGTGCGCTCGTGTATTCGAGCACGACGTTCGAGTCGGTGAGGGTGATGCGGCCCTCGATCATAGCAGTCTCCTATGCGGTTGTGAAAGAGCAGCGAGGCGGTTGCCTCACTGTAGGAATCGGGATTAGCAGGAAATGGAAGCGACGCGGCGTCGCTTTCTGCCCCCTCCCCCCTCCCCCCGCCCCCACCTGGACCAACGCCCCCCGGCGCGCGCTGCGGCGCAGAGGCTCAACCCCCACACCCACTACAACTTTTCCAGAAGCGACATTTCCCGCACATACCCACTACAACTTTTCCAGAAGCGACATTTCCCGCACACACCCACTACAACTTTTCCAGAGCCGACATTTCCCACACACCGCTTGACTCACGGAATCATGCCGCCTACACTAAGCATCCCCCAACCATGGATCCCCCATGCCCCACCTCTCCGATGCCGCGAAGAAGCGGCGCGAACTGCACATCCTCCGCGTCGCGAACGGGTGGATGATCCAGCCCATCGGCGTCGCTGCCGCGCTCGACCCCTCTACGGGCCAACCATGGCCGCAGAACACGCCCGACGAGATCGCGGTCGCCGCCGACAAGGACACGCTGATGGAGGTCATCTCCGAGTGGCTCGGTGCCGACTCGACCCCCGATGCCGAGTCGCGCGCCGCTTTCCTCTCCCTCGCGCACTACGAGGCGCTCCACAGCAAGCGCGCCGCGCCCGGTGCCGACTACCCCCTCCACAACTACAGTATGCAGGACTGACCCCCATGACCCGCACCAGCACTAGGAACGCCACCATTCCCGCCGCCCGCGCCGCGAACGCGCGCGTCTCCCCCGCCATCCAGGTGCTGCGTCAGTTCGTCGTGCGTGAGATGGCGAAGAAGAAGATGCCGACGACCGAGATCGCCGACCGCCTCGGGGTGTCGCGCAGTTTCGTCATCAAGCAGGCCCACATCCGCCTGCGTGCCGTCATCCCTGCCGAGAAGCGCGTGCTGAAGGCTGCCGCCGAGTTCGAGCACTCCCTGCGCCGTGCCGGTGTGGCGGCGCTGATGGGCGGGACGGACATCATCACCGAGTTGGCGGGCGGCCCCCGCCCGAAACTCGGTCCGCTCGCGGAGCGCCGCGCGAAGAGCGCGAAGAGCACCCCGCGCATCCCCCGCGTGCCGAAGGTGCCCAAGGTGCCCAAGGTGCCGAAGGTGAGGGTGCCCAAGACTCCCGCCGCGCCCAAGGCGCCGAAGGTGCCGAAGGTCCCCGCCATGCCGAAGATCGCCGAGAACCCCCCGCTGAGCGGGAGCGCCTTCGACCGCATGCTCGGCGCGGTGGCGGTGAAGCACGACACCCCCACCCCTACTCACACCCCCACCCACACCCCCACCTCCCCCACCACTTCTCCCGCTACGCCCGCCACCTCCCCCGCCACCTCCCCCACCACTTCTCCCACCACTTCTCCCGCTACGCCCGACACCCCCATCATCCTCGCGGACTGAATCCGGGCTTGACCCGCGCCACAGGCGCGGTGCAGAAGGGGAGCGTCACTGGCCGTGCGCGGCTGCGTGGCAATCCCGGCGTCTCCCACGAACTGGCCCGGTGGTCCTCGCGGACTGCCGGGCCTCTCTTTGCGTCCCCCTCCTACCTTCCTCCTACCTTCCTCCTACCTTCCTCCTACCTTCCTCCTACCTTCCTCCTACCTTCCTCCTACCTTCCTCCTACCCCCACCTTCAGGTCCACGCCCGCGACGAGAACGGCCTGCGCGCTCCATCCGCGCCATCCGCGCCACCCGCGCCACCCGCGCCACCCGCGCCACCCATCGCTCCACCCATCGCTCCACCCATCGCTCCACCCCACCCCAGGGTCCGCGCGCCGCGCATCTGCCGACGCTGCATGTCGCGCCGGATCGTCTCGCTGTAACTGCCGTCCACGCAGAGCGCGACATACTGAAGCGCGTCGCACAGGTCGCTCCACGGGTGGCGCTTCTCCGGGAAAGAGCGCGTCTCGCCGTCCTTGCGCTTGGCGAAGAGATACTTCGATTCCAGCGCGGCGACGAGGTTCGGGCAGCGGGTGCCGTCGATGAGCAGGCGCGGCTTGCCGCCGATGTTGGTGTTCATCAGCCGCTCCACCGCCTCGATGCGCGGGTCCACGTCGTTGGTCGGTGCCGGGTAGGCGGTGAAGCCGTTCTGTTCCAGCATGTCGAAGCAGTTCAGTTCCGACAGGGCGCTGCGCGACGTGCCGGAGGGGTCGCCGACCACCACCACGCGCTTGCCGATGTAGTCCTCGCGGCGGTTCAGCGCGGGGCGCAGTTCCGTGTTGATGTGCAGTTCGAGTCCCTTGTTCTGCACCACCAGTTCTTCCAGCACGAGCAGTTGGCCGAAGTGGTTCTCCTGGCAGATCAGGGCGCAGGGGTTGCGGCCGAAGTCCTGGCCGACGATGAGCGGCAGCCCGGTGCTCGGGACGAGCGGGGACTTGGAGACGTGGAACTCGCGGTTGAAACTCTCGCGGAATACGGCGGTGCCGTCGGGGTCGTCGCCATACTGCGCGTGGACGTATCGCTTCACCCAGTTGGACGACTCGCGCCCGCCGACGAGTCGGCGGTAGTATGAGCGCCCCGCTTCCAGCCGGTCGGGGTGGTCGAGCGGCAGGCGCAGGGTTGCCGAGGTCTGGGTGAGGTAGGCGAGGTTCTCCGCGCCCTCGCTGAGCCCGCCGGGCTGGATGAACACGCCCCACTCTTCGGGGGTTTCGATGTCCAGTTGCTGGTGCCAGCGGCTGCCCGCGTTCGGCATGTTCGAGTCGCCCACCAGCCCATACCAGGACGGGCCGCCCTGCGCTGCCGATGGGTAGCGGCCGAGACGCCCGCAGATGGCGGCGATGAGGTCGGGGTCCACTTCGATGAACTCGTTGATCCATGCGCCGGTCAACTGAAGCGAGAGCAGCCGCTGCTGGTTGGCGGGGTCGTCGAGCGGGATCAGATACCAGTCGCTCCACACGTCGTCGAACCTGATCTGGATGACGTTCTCGGAGGACTTGAAGTAGGCGAACCGGCCGAACCACGTCTCCACGTCCTTCAGCACGGTCTGCTTCATCTGGCTGAGGGTGTTGCGGACGATCACCCACCGCGTCCTGCGGATGCCGTCCGGTCCCGGGGCCTGCTCGCAACTGCGGCGGAACACCTCGAACATCACCCCCGTCGTCTTGCCCGAGCCCACCGGGCCGAGAAGGAAGCGGACGAACTTGTCCGAGGTCATGAACTTGGCGATGGTCGGCGGGGCGACATACTCGATGCTGTTGCCGACCGCACTCATGCGTCCTCTCCCGTGGCTTCGCGCAGCCCGGATTCGTGCTCGATGACCGGAGTCGCGGAGACGCTCTTCACCATCTCCTGGCCGTTGATGACGATCTTCACGCTGAGTCCGCCGCTGCCGTCGCCGGGACCGGCGGCGTTGGGGTGGAGCGCCATGCCCGCGAGGTCGCGCATGACCTTGGTGGCGTTCACCCGGTCGGCGGGGTCCACGCGCTCGGACACCATGAGCGCGTGCAGGTTGGGCAGGGAGGCTTCGAGGCTCGCCTGGGCCTTCAGTTGGATGCGGCGCTTGGTGGTGTCGGCGGCGTTCCACTCCCGCTGCGCCTGTTCGAGCAGGCGGCGGAACTCGGCGGAGGCGCACAGTTCCTGCCAGAGCGGGTCGCCGCTGCCGCTGAAGCCGTAGTCGGCGAGGATGGCGTCGGCGGGGCGGATGTCCTGGGCCAGTTCGCGTGCCAGGGAAGCGGCCGAGGGGTCGAGGATCGTCGCCCCCGCACCCCCCAGAACATTGCCCCCGAAGGTGGTCAGCATGTCGTGCCTCTTGCTTTTGTCGGGCTCACCCGGCATGGATACCACATCTGGCGGCATTTCCAGGCTGAGGCAACCAAATGAGTGATGCCATGGGGCCTGCGCCCTTCGCCCCGACCGCACCCGGAGCGCCCGGAGCCCCCTCCCCGCAGGGTGGCGTCGGCGGCGCCTTCGGTGCCGGGCTGCTGCGCGTCGTGCCGGGCTCGGTGCTGAGCGAGATGGAGGCGCGCGAGCGCGCCGAGAAGGAACGGGCCAGGGCCGAGGCGCGCATGGAGCCCGCCATGGACGACCTCGCGGCCTATGTGATGCGCCTGTTCGACACCATGCGGCGGCACCGCGACTCGGCGGATGGCTGGACGCACCGCCTCGTCCACGCCATGCGGTGCTTCAACGGGGAGTATGACCCGGCCACCCTGGCCGAGATCAAGCGGTTCGGGGGGTCCGAGGTCTACGCGCGCATCATCGCCGTGAAGTGCCGCGCTGCGGCGTCCATGCTGCGCGACATCTACCTCTCCGGCGGGCCGCGCCCGTGGGGGGTGGAGCCGACGCCCGATCCGGTGATCCCGGACGACGTGGAGGCCGACATCGAGAAGGCCCTGGCCGCCGAGCAGGGGACGGCCACCCTCGCCGCGCAGCAGGGCATGACCGATCCGGAGACGGGGCAGCCGCTGAAGCCGCCGACCGAGGAAGAGGTGCTCGCCCGGCGCGAGGCGCTGAAGCGCGAGGCGCGGTCGGCGGCGCTCAAGAAGGCGCGCGAGCACGCCGAGCAGGCCGAGAAACTGCTGGACGACATGCTGGTGGAGGGCGGGTTCTATCAGGCGCTGGCCGAGTTCCTGATGGACCTGCCGCTGTTCCCCTTCGCCGTGATCCAGGGGCCGGTGGTCTACCTCACGCCGAGCGTGAAGTGGGAGCGCGGGCCGGACGGGCAGGTGCGGGCGGTGAAGAAGAACGTGGCGCGCATGTTCTGGAAGCGCGTCTCGCCGTTCGACATCTGGTGGTCGCCGGGCGCCTCCACGGTCGAGGCTGCCGACTTCATTGTGCGCGAGCGCAAGTCGCGCGCCGAGATCAACGCCATGCTCGGGGTGCCGGGCTACAAGGAAGAGAACGTCCGGGCCATCCTGGACGAGTTTCCGGGGGGCTTCACCCTGCCGCCGGATTCGTCGGATTCGACTCGGGCCGCGCTTGAGAGTCGCGAGAGCACGGACAGCGACTCGGGCATGTATGACTGCCTGATGTTCCACGGCAGCGTGCAGGGGCGCATGCTGCGCGAATACGGCATGTCGCGGAAGGACGTGCCGGACGAGACGCGCGACTACTCGGTGCAGTTGTGGCTGATTCACAACAAGGTCATCAAGTGCCAGTTGTCGCCCTCGCCGCGCGAGCGCCCGCCGTTCTACATCACGTCCTACAACAAGGTGCCGGGGACGATGGTGGGCAACGCCATCACCGACGTGCTCTCGGACATCCAGGACGTGTGCAACGCGACGCTGCGCGCGCTGGTGAACAACATGGCGATGTCCTCCGGCCCGCAGGTGGCGGTGAACGAGGACGTGGTTTCGTTGGGCGAGAACACCAACGAGATGTGGCCGTGGAAAATCTGGAAGTATACCAACGGGCGGCCGGGTTCGACGGTGAACGACCCGATTCGCTTCTTCATGCCGAACAGCAACGCGCAGCAGTTGCTCGGCGTCTACGAGAAGTTCACCCAGATCGCCGACGAGACGAGCGCGCTGCCGCGCTACGTGACGGGTTCGGAGCGCATGGGCGGCGCGGGACGCACGGCGTCCGGGCTCGCCATGCTGATGAACAACTCGTCGAAGATGCTTCAGACCGTCGTGGCGAACATCGACAACGACATCTTCGAGCCCCTGTTGCAGATGCTCTACGACCTGCTCATGCTCACCGACCGCACGGGCCGGATGCGCGGGGACGAGCGGATCATGGTCAAGGGCGTCGCCGTCGCCATGCAGCGCGAGACGGAGCGGCAGCGCCAGATCGAGATGCTTCAGGCCACGGCGAACCCCATCGACGCGCCGATCATGGGCATGCGCGGGCGCGCGGCGCTGCTGCGGGCGGTGTCCAAGACGCTCGGGCTGGACGGGGAGGCGATCATCCCCTCCGACGAGGAGCTCGCCGCGCGCGAACAGGCCGCGCAGGCGGCGGCGATGGCGCAGGCGATGGCGCCGCCCGGAGGGGCGCCAGGGGCGCCGCCGGGCGGACCGCCCGGCCCGCCGCAGGAACAGGCTGCCCGGCAGGCGCAGGGAGCGCAGCAGGGCGGTGCAGAGACGGGTCCACGCCCGATCCAGGGGCCGCGCGTGAACCTTCAGCAACAGATGCCCCGAGGGACGGCGTGAGCCGATGGTGTGCATGAAGGGCGTGAAGAAGAACCCCATGTCGAAGATGAACCTCAAGGGCGCGGCGCGTGGCGGCGGCTCGGCGGGCAGCATGTCCGGCGGCAAGTCGGCCGGTGGCGGCAAGATGACCCCCGTGCCGCGCGCGCCGGGGGCCAACAACGGCTCCAAGTCCCGCTGACGGTTCCCCCGACCATGAGCGGCAACCCTCCCGACAGCCCGGTTCGACTGGAAGCGGCGGCGCACCTGCTCGACCGGGCCGCTCATCAGCAGTTCGTGCAGTTCCTCGAAGCCCTGGATGCCGAATACGAGCATGCTGTGCGGATGATGCTCAACGCGGACTCGGAGACGGTTCGAGTCGCGCAGGGCGCGGCGGTGGCGATCCACAATCTCTGCGCCCGCCTGCGGAACGCTGAGCGGTCGCTGATCGAGTATCAGCGCCGACTCGACGCCCACACCCGCGCCAACAGCCAGACGGAGACGATCCAGTGAGCGCCACGAACGAGCAGGCCCTGCGCGAGAAGTATGCGCCCCCCATGCCCGATGCCGTGCGGCGGCAGAAGGAAGCCGTCGAGCGCATGCTGGCGCAGCAGAATGGCGACCCGGCATCGGGCACGCCGGACCCGGCGGCCCCTGTGGGGGTTCAGGATGGTCCGCCGGAATCCGGGAGCGACGCTCGCGCCGATGGCGCGGACGCCGCCCCGGCGGACGCAGGGGGAGCGAGTGCCGTCGCTCTGCCGGAGGGTGATTCTCCTGCCCCTTCGGCACCCCCTGCGGACGCCCGCAAGAAGCGCACCGAGGACGGCTCGGGCGACTCGGGCGAGAGTGTTGAGTCGCTGCGGCGTCGGCTGGCCGAGGCGACGCAGGAAGCGCGCACCTGGAAGGGGCGGCACAACAAGACCGCCGAGGAACAGAAGGCTCTCGCCGACAAGGTGGCGGAACTCGAAGCGAAACTGCGCGAGGCGACCCGCAAGCCCGAGCCCGAGATCAAGGAACTCACGGCCGAGGAACTCGACGCCTACGGGGCGGACCTGCTCGACGTGGCGAAGCGGTTCACCATGCCCGCCGTGAAGGAACTGCTCGAAGCGGCGCTTGCCCCGCTGCGCGACCGCATCGCGGACCTTGAGCGCGGAGTCGGCAACGCCCAGTCCTACGTGGCCAAGACCGAGTGGGACCGCTTCCTCGAACGCCTGGACGCCCGGGTGCCGGGCTGGCGCGAGGTGGACACCACCGAAGCGTTCGCCAACTGGCTCGACGAAGAGGATCAGTTTTTCGGGCTTCCGCGTCGCGTGGGGCTTGTAAAAGCCACCGAAGCGCGCGATGATGTCCGCGTAGCGAAGGTCTTTGAGGCGTTCTTCGACCAGACGAAGGCGCGCTCGGGACGGTCGCGGACCGCCAAGCGGGTGGGCGACTCGACGGCTGGCACGGAGTCCGGGAACGTCCCGACCACCGCCCAGACCGAGCCGGAGCCGCCTCCGAGCCTGGAAGCGTTCGCCGCCCCCGGCAGACCGGCTCCCTCGCAGGCGGGCTCGCCCCCGCCCCGTGCTGGGGAAAAGCGCATCTGGACCATGGCCGAGGTCAACCTCTACTACCGTGCTCGCGCCAAGGGCGAACATCCGCACTCCCGCGACCCCGCAGCGGCGTCGCGCATGGATGAGGAAATCGCGCTGGCGAACATGGAAGGGCGGATCAGGCCGTGATTCCCTGACCCATTCGCATAGGAGTCCGTAAGGATGGCCTTTCCTGTCGCATCCTCCCCGTTTGCGGGGGCGAACCCGAGCCCGGCCTACTCCGGGGTGTTCATCCCGGTCATTTGGTCCACGAAACTAATCGAGAAGTTCTACGACGCGACGGTGCTCGCGGCGATCTCGAACACCAACTACGAGGGCGAGATCAGCCGCCACGGCGACAAGGTGGAGATTCGCACCCGCCCGACCATCGTGATCCGCGACTACGAGGCGAACATGCCTCTCGAAGTGGACCGGCCGTCGTCCAACAAGGTCGAACTCTTCATCGACCAGGGCAAGTATTTCAACCTGCACCTGGACGACGTGATGAAGATTCAGAGCGACATCAACCTGATGGAGCAGTGGTCGGCCGACGCCTCGGAGCAGATGAAGATCGAGATCGACACCGACGTGCTGACCTTCATGGTCAACAAGGCGGCTGCGGCGAACCGTGGCTCCGCCGCCGGTCGCATCTCGAACAACATCAACCTGGGTGTGGCGGGCACGCCGGTCGTCATGTCGCGGACGAACGTCATCGACTACCTGATCCTCATGGGGCAGGCGCTCGATGAGCAGAACATCCCCGAGACGGGCCGGTGGGTGGTCATGCCCGCGTGGGCGTGCTCGTTGCTGAAGCGGTCGGACCTGCGTGACGCCTCGCTCACCGGCGACGGCACGAGCGTGATGCGGAACGGCCGTCTCGGCATGATCGACCGCTTCACGGTCTACTCGTCCAACCTGCTGCCGACGAGCGCCACCGACGGCGTGAACGGCAACGACTCGGATGGGGCCTACTACATCTACGCGGGCCACAAGAACGCGCTCACCTTCGCCTCGCAACTCACCGAGATGGAGGTGATCCGGTCCGAGCGGTCGTTCGGCAACATGGTGCGCGGGCTTCAGGTCTACGGCCGTCAGGTCATCGACCCGACCGCGATGGTCCAGTTGTATGCCGCGCCCGCGTCGGGCATCGGCTCGCCGACCTGATCGGCAACGGCGCTGGAACCGGGGAGCGGCTCGTCCTATAACGGGGCGGGCCGCTCTCGCATGGAGGCACCATGGCACGGACGGTTGGGCAGGTGATCTCGGCGGCGCGGGGCATCGTCCAGGACGAGCGGCCCCCGTTCCGCTACTCCACGACGGCGCTCGCGGGCTACGTGTCCGAAGCGGTTGCCGAAGCGCGGCGCGTGCGCCCGGACCTGTTCCTCGACACCCTGCGCGACCCGGTGCCGGTCTACACCGAGGCGGACCTGTCGGTGGTGGTGCCCCTGCCGGACTTCTACTTCCCGCAGGTGGTGAACTACGTCGCGGGCCGCTGCGATCTGCGTGAGGACACCTTCGCGCAGGATGGTCGGGCGATCACGCTGCTTCAGGCGTATGGCATGGCGCTGGTGGGGAGCGGGCGATGAGCGGCACGGCGGCCGGGTTCGAGGGTATCAAGCAGGCGGCGCTGCTGCGCCTGCCGGGTGCGACGCCGGAGGTGGTGGACGCCGAGGCGCGGTGGGTGCTGCACGAGTTCCTCTCCGAGACGCGCGTGTGGTGGATCGACGCCTCGCTGCCGCTGCTCCCCGAGTCCCGCGATTACGCCGTGCCGCTTCCCGTGCCGTGGGCGTCGGCGGCGGTGCTGCTGACCGCGAGCGTGGACCACGGTCCCGCACTCACTCCCGGCCTGCCAATGAACGACGGCGCGACCGGGTTCCCCTCGCATGTCGGGCTCGTGAACGACCGGACTCTTCGAGTCTACCCCACTCCGACGCTCGCCGAGTTCGGGCGTAACCTGACCTTCCGTGTCGCGCTGACGGTGGTCCCGAACGACGCCGCCGTGGAGATGCCTGAGCGCCTGCGACCATACCACCGACACATCCTCGATGGGCTGCTTGCCCGCATGTATTCGATCCCCGACAAGACCTGGACCAATACCCGCATGGCGGACCCGCATCAGCGGCGCTTCGTGGCGGCCATCAACATGGTGCGCCGCGAACTGGATGGCGCGCGCACATACGGGACAGTCGTCATGCGCGGGCCACGGTTCGGGCGGTAAGGAGAGGCACGCATGGCTCTCGTGTTCGCCAACAACGCGGCGGCGCAACTGGCGGCGACGGCGACCGTTTCCGACACGGTGCTCGTGCTCGGGGCCGGTGAGGGAGCGCGGTTCCCGAGCCCTGGCGCCGGACAGTCGTTCATAGCGACTATCCAGGAAGGGACACAGTTCGAAATCGTCGAATGCACGTCGCGCACAGGCGACAACCTCACCGTGGTGCGGGCGCGCGAAGGCACGGCGGCGCAGACATGGGGTGTCGGTTCCAGCGTGACGATGCGGAACACGGCGGGCACGATGGCGGCGCTTGAGCAGCGCGCGCGGGCACTCGCCGAGTTCGCGCCTATCAACGGCCCCATCTCCCTCAGCGCCGACCCCGCCGACCCGACTCACGCGGTTCGCGAGTCGTATCTGGCCGGGCGCGAGACGGCGATTCGCGACGACATGAACACGCTCGTGCAGCGGCGCGGGCGGCTGGTCGGCGAAGTCATCGAATACTACGGCATGGATACACCGAACGGATTCCTGTTCTGCGACGGGTCCGAGCGGTTCCGCACGGTCTACGCCGAACTGTTCAACGCGATCACTCGCGCGCTGACGGTGACGGCCGTGGCGGGCTCGCCCACGGTGACGGTGACGGCAGGCTCGCTCACGCACATCGTCGCGGGCATGCCGATCTCGATGGCGACTTACTTCCCGGCGGGGACCACCATCGTGTCGGTGGGAACGGGGACACTCACGCTCAGCGCGAACGCCCTCTTCTCGGATACCGACAAGGAACTGCGCGTGTGTCCCTACGGCGCGGGCAACGACACGACCACCTTCAACCTGCCGGATCGCCGAGGGCGGGTGGCGTTCACACGTTCGGACACGAGCGGGCGGCTGACGAGCGCGGTGTCCGGCGTGGACGGTCCGAGGTTCGGTGCGACTGGCGGCGATCAGCGCCTGCACCAGCACTTCCACAACATCACACAGACTCCGCACACGCACGCCGCCTCTTCCGACGTGCAGGGTGATCACGCGCACTTCTACAACGAAACACCTATCGGTGTCGGCGGGTCCTTCTTCGGGTCCAGCGGCAACAGCATCACGCAGCGTCTCGCGGCCACCAGCGTAGCCGGAGCGCACGCGCACAATATCTTCATCTCGGCAGCGAACGCCAGCATCACCGTGAACAACGCGGGTGAAGGCTCGTCGCAGAACATCCCGCCTGCTATCGTGTGCAACCACGTCATCTTCACCAACGTATTCTCGTAAGGAGAGAACAGAGGTGGCCCGTTATCAGCGCGCGCTTCGCTACCGCGAGTTCTACGACATGCAGTTCGTCGCCGCCTACCAGCGCGGCGAGCCGTGATTCATGGCTGGCCCATCCAAGGGGGACGTGGCGCCCCCGCCCACCTATGATCCGATTCTGCCTCCCAGGATCGAGTCGGGTCCGCCTGACCGGCTCGGGCTGACCGAGCGCGATTATCAGGATGCCGCGCGCGTGATCGGCTGCGAGGTGGCGGTCATCAAGGCCGTCGCCGAGGTCGAGAGCGCGGGGCGCGGGCTGCTGCCGGACGGGCGACCGACGATCCTCTACGAAGCCCATGTGTTCCACCGCCTGACCAATGGGCGCTTCGCCGGAGCCAGGGACCGGCACGGTGTGCCGCTGTCGGTGCCGAGGTGGGACCGGACGCTCTATGGGCGCTCGGGCGCGCACCAGTATGACCGGCTGCACGACGCCATGAAACTGGACGAGCGGGCGGCGGTCATGGCATGCTCGTGGGGCATGTTCCAGATCATGGGGTTCAACTTCGCCTCGCTCGGCTTCCCGGAGGTGGACACCTTCCAGGAGTTCATCGAGGCGAACGACGAGCCCCATGAGCATCTGGACTTGTTCGTGCGGTTCATCATGGTGAACGGGCTGGACGACGAACTGCGCGCCAAGGACTGGCGTGGGTTCGCGCGCGGCTACAACGGGCCGGGCTACGAGCAGAACGGCTACCACACGAAGATGGAGGCGGCCTACAACCGCATCGTCTCCGGGGGGCAGCGATGACCGGCAAGTTCGCGCTCTACGGCATGCTCGGGCTCGGGGCGCTGCTCTTCGTCTCGACGGCCTATGCCTACGTGGAGCGTGAGCGGCGGCAGGCGGCGCAGACCCGCGCCGAGATCGCCGAGGCGCAGGCGCAGTCCCGCGAGCGGGCGATGGAGGCGCTTCAGGCAGAGGTTCGGGCAGCCAGGGAGCGGGCGGCCCGGTATGAGAGGATCAGGCAGGATGTGGCCGTTTCGCCGAACTCCCGTGCCTGCGTGGATAGCCCTGCTGTCCGCGCTGCCCTTCGCGGCCTGCGCGCCACGGACGGTGCCGCAGGACATCCCGCTGGTGCTGACCGAGGTGCCGCGTCCGGCACCCCTGCCCGCTGACCCGACCGACAGGGACGTGGCTATGCTCATCATCGCACAGGACGAGGCACTTCAGGCGTGCTACAGCCAGATGGACCGCATCCGGTCGCTGTTGGAGCCCCGCCGGGGCGCAAGGGTTCGGGCAAGTCCCCCTTGGCAGGCGAGTTCAACCCGCCACCTGACAAGAGCGATGAGGTTCCCAAGCGGAAGCGGAGGCGGTGATGGCGAAGTCCCCGGCCTGGACTCGGAAGGAAGGGAAGAATCCGAACGGCGGGCTCAACGCCAAGGGCCGGGCGAGCGCACGCGCGCAGGGGATGAACCTGAAGCCGCCGCAGCCCGAGGGTGGTCCGAGGCGGGATTCGTTCTGCGCTCGGATGAAGGGGATGAAGGCGAAACTCACCTCGAAAAAGACCGCGAACGACCCGAACTCCCGGATTAACAAGAGCCTTCGGGCCTGGAACTGCTAAGGGAAACAACCCATACCCACCAAAGCCGGTCGGTTCCTGTAACGTTAGATCGCCGTGAATTGAGGGTGAAATGAGCGACACACTGCAGCCGCGTCGCGGGCTTGGCGTTAAGATCGAGCCCGTGGTGACATACGGGCATCTCTTCACCGCTGCCATATTCCTGTTCACGGGAGCGGTTGCGTGGGCGGACCTGAACTCGCGCCAGAAGGACGCGGACGTGCGGATCGCTCGCCTTGAGCGCCTTCAGGAAGAGGGCGCTCGGGACGCTTCGCGTGCGCGCGAGGTGCTCGGCAGACTCGAAGAGAAGGTCGAGGGCCTCAACCGCGCGCTCAACCGACTCGACAACACGCTGAATCGCATCAGCCCGGTGATCGCCCCGCCGCCGACGAACAGCGGGCCGCGCTGACAGGAGGGACATATGAACGTCGCGCAGACCGCCAACGGCATCTGGTGGCCGGTGGTGCGCCAGATGGTGCAGCACGCCGCAGGCTTCGTCCTGGGTGCCGGGGTGCTGACCGAGAGCGAGGTGTCCATCATCGCCGGGCTGGTCCTGGCGGTGGGGAATGTCGTATGGATGGTGGTGGCCCGGGCTAAGGCCGAGCATCCCTGACGCCCGGACTCGACGGGAGGGCTTGAGTCGTGGTCGGCATGCGGATGGAGAACTTCGGCGGGATGGTCCCGCTGCTGTCCCGGCGCCTGCTGCCGGAGAACATGGCGACCTTCGCCGTCAACGCATACCTGCGGGCGGGCGAGGTGCGCGGGCTCCGCGAGCCGACCAAAATCCACTCGTTTCCCGAAGGTCCGCCGAACTACGAGAAAGCCTACCGGGTGCCTGACCCGGACGACCCCAACAACCCGGTGTGGGTGCCGTTCATTTCGCGCAACGCGGACTTCTTCCCGAACCCGCTCGCCAACGACGCTTTCAACCGCTTCGTCTGGGTGGATGAGAACGGTCCGGGCTCGCCGCAGCCGCTGAAGGTGAACAGCCTTCAGCGCATCAAGGACGGCGACCCGGCGCTGCTTCTGGGTGTGCCTGCGCCCACTGGCGCGATGACGCTGACCCCCTCGGGCGGGACGGGACCGACGATCACACGGTCCTACGTCTACACCTACGTGAACATCTTCGGCGAGGAAGGTCCGCCGTCCGACCCGGTGACGGCATCGGGCAACCAGGATGGCAACTGGGACTTGGCCGACATCGTGAACCCCACCTTCGCTGCCGACCGGGGGATCGACCGGGTTCGCATCTACCGCACGATCACTGGCCAGTCGGGTGCGACCACGTTCTTCCGCGTTGTCGAGCAGTCGGTCAGCACGAGCACCTACAACGACACCTCGCTGGACTCGGCCATCGCGCTTGAGTCGCTCATCCTTCAGTCCACGACCTGGGAGCCGCCCCCGGACATGGAGGGTATCATCTCGATGCCGAACGGCATCTTCGCGGGGTGGGCGGGCAAGGACATCTACTTCAGCGAGCCGTATCGACCGTGGGCGTGGCCGCCGGAATACACCCTGGCGACCAACTTCCCGATCCTGGACTGCGGCGTGGTTGAGCAGACCCTGGTGGCGCTGACCGAAACGGCGCCGGTGCTCGTGACCGGCATCCAGCCGTCCACTATGTCGGTCGCCAAGACCGCATACATCGAGCCCTGCGTGAACCCGGCATCCATCGCGCAGGCGCCGGAAGGCGTCTACTTCGCGTCCAAGAACGGACTCATGCTGATATCGAGTCAGGGACTCGTGCCGGTGACGCGGCAGATCATCAACCGGGACGAGTGGGCCAACGATTTCGTGCCCGCGATCAACTCGGCGGTCGTGTTCGACTCGCAGTATATCGCGCACGGGTCCACCGGCATCGGGTTTGTGTTCGACTCTCGCGGCGTGCAAAGCGGCGTCATCACGCTCGCCAACTATCCGGTGGTGCGCTCGATCTGGTCCGACCCATGGACTGCTGAAGCGCATCTTATGGTGGGCAATGACGTGTATGAGTGGAGCCGTCCGACGGCGCCGTTCATCGCGGCGGTGTGGTTGTCGAAGGAGTTCCAGTTTCCGCGCCCGCTCAATCTCGGCGCGGTCATGGTGTCGCTCGACCCTCGCGCGTTGACGAGCACGCAGTCCGAGTCGCTCACCGAGCCGCCGGAGGTGCCGGAGGGGGGTCCGTGGCTTGAGTTCATGGACCTCTACAACTACTCCATCTACAATGGCGCGCCGTATAACGCCGCGCCGGAAGATGGCGACCCGCCGCCCGGCAATCCTGACGCCGATCCCTGGCCGTTCTGGTATGGCGTGGTCGCTTCCGGCCTTGCGCCCCCGCTGCCGCCGGGAGCGGTGTGTGAACTGGTCGTGTTCGCGGGGAATGCCATCGTGTTCCGCCAGATCGTGAATGACGGCGTGGTCTATCGCCTGCCGAGCGGCTACAAGTCGGACGTGTGGCAGGTGCAGGTCAGGACGCGCGTGCCGGTGCTCAATATCCAGATCGCGGAGACGAGCAAGGAGATCGCGCGTGTCTGAGAAGTTTCCCGCGATTCCGAACCCGGTAGCCGACCTCGAAGCCCACCAGCGGACTCTGCTCGCATTGAAAGAGTCGGTGGAGATGCTGACTGGCCAGCGCGGGAGGCTGCGCGCGGCGCTACTGCGTGACATACCGGAGCCTATGCCTCCCCCGCCACCTATCCCACCTGACGACTTCAGGCTGGTCGCCGACATCCCGATCACGAGCGTAACGACGGTGGATGTCGAGTGGACGACCGGCGACTACAGCGCGCTGACCGTCTACGTTCTCGGCGTGTATCCGGCGTCGTCTCCGGGGTCGAACAACCTCGCCGTCCGGTTCCGGCAGGGCACGTCGTATCTGAGCGGCGCGACGGACTACACACGCCATTGGGCGTATTGGTGGCTCGCAACCGGCGCGTCGAACGAAGATATGGCCACGCAGGCGCTGCTCCAACTCAACGGAAACACCGGAGGTGACGACCTGTTCTCTGTCGCGCACTTCCACGTTGGTGGGACAAATATGGAGCCCGGCATGATTGCCCATTCCCGGTGGTCTACAAACACACCGAGCGCGCGAGCGTGGGGGTTCTTCGTGTCGTCGCTGCACGCTGAAGGCGAGATCAATGGGCTGCGGTTCTTCTGGTCGAGCGGCGACAACTTTGCCGCGCGAGGGCGGATCGTCGTCTACGGGGTGCCGAAATGAAGCGGCTGGTAGTGCGTGACGGCAAGCAGATCATCGAGGACATTCCCGCTGAAGCGCGGCATGTCGTTGTGCCGGAGCCCAAGGTTCCGCCGCCGGAGGATGTCGTCGCCCGCCTCGCGGCGCTGGAAGCGAAGGTGCAGGGTGTGGAGCGCGAAGTGGCGTATGTGCGCCGGGCGACGCCCGCCGCGCCCACTCCCGAACCTCCCACTCCCGAACCTCCCACTCCCGAACCTCCCACTCCCGAACCTCCCACTCCCGAACCTCCCACTCCCGAACCTCCCACTCCCGAACCTCCCACTCCCGAACCTCCCACTCCCGAACCTCCCA